CCGCGGCAGCCTTCGCCGCTGCGACCTTCGCCGCTGCCGCCTCATCGGCGTGACGCTGCTTCATCTGATGCATCTCGTCCGCGTGCTGGAGGTCGAGTGCATGCTGGTCCTGCTGCGCCTGGAGGTCGACTGTGGCCGACTGCTGGTCGATCTGCGTCTGATCGTACTGCGCCTGCCGCTGGATCGCCTGGACGGCCTGCTTGTGCAGGAGGTCGACCTGACCCGTCGCGCTCTTTTGCTGCGCGCCAGCCATCAAAGCCGTGATTTCGGCGCTGATCTTCTCCATTTCCATCCGGTGCATCTCGCGATCGGCCGCCAACTGCTGATCGCGCGCCTTCGCCTCGTCGGCAGCCTTCTGCATGGCCACCTTCATTTCGAGCATGATCTTCTGGATCTCGGGCGGAGGTTGCCCGTTGCCCTGCGGCTTTTCCCTGAAAAACCGCTCGCCGTCCTTGTAGCCCAGCAATCCCCACGCCTCGTTCATCATCTCGGGCGCATCGGGCATCACGTTGTTCGCATCGAGCACCGGCAGCAGCTTCAGCGTCATGTCGACGCCGGCATTGAACTTCGCAAGCTTCTCCTTGTTGTCGACGGCGCCCGTGCCGACGTTGATTTTCACGAGAATCTGCGTGTCGTCGAGCCCGTCGAGCACCTGCGAGAGCATGATCGGCTGCTCACCTGTCTTTTGCGGCTTGTCGAGCACGCCCGGCTCTGGCGGTTGCTGCTGTGGCACCGTGATCAGGCCAGCCTTCTCGCCAGCCAGCCGAATCGCCGTCTCGTTCGTCTCGAAATACTGGATTGCCCTGATGCACTGCCTAAGCATCGGCTCGCACCACGTCTCCACCCATATGCGAAGGTCGAACTCGGTCAGCGCATTGGCTGCGCCGCTCATGATCTGCATGCCGCCAACCGTGTCGTTCAACTGCCGGTTCGCCTGGACGCTCGCATTCGAGAACACGCCGGCGAGCTCGTCGAAGTCCTGCGTCAGATTGTTCATCTGAAGCTGCTCGCTACCCGTTGGGCCGGGCGCGCGGTCGAAGGTGACGTCGTCGTCCTTCTCCACGAAGATCGCTGCGTCCGGCCCGCGGTTCTGCACCTGCTTCATGTCGATGCCACGACCGCGCACGATCTTGGTGATCGGCGAAATCGCCATCTTCTGCGCGTCCAACGTCAGGTTGGTGACGTCGTTCATCTCCATTTGGAGCGGTTGCCAGCTCTCCACCGGCGCCATCGGATGCGTCTTGTGCGCCTCGAGCGCGCCCATGCCCATCACGTAGGGTCGCGCACCCTTCTGCTCCGGGTAGCTGTCGCGCGTCGGCCGAGGATCGGAGAGCAGGATCGTCTCGCCCAGCATCCAGAAATGCCAGTCCTCGCCGCCGTAGCGGTAGAACCACTCGTAAATCCAGATAATGTCGCCGTTTTTCTGGTCCTGGTGCCGGCTTTCGTAGCGGTCCTGCCCATCTTCCCGGGCCCGTCGCACCGTCTCGTTGCGCGTCGAGGCGCTGCTGCGCGTGCCCTGCATCACTTGCGCGAGGTTGATGTTGGCGCGCCAGGCACCGCCACCCATCTTCGGCCGGGACGCTTGCGCAGCGATCATCGTCTCAAGATCGTTCTTGCGCACCGGATAGCCGGCCGCGAAGTAGCCGCCCGACTGGATCGGATCGCGCCAGTCCGCCGAAACGTCCACGAATCCCATTTCGGGAGGCAGAAGGTCGATCATCAGCCGATCGGCGAGAACTTTCGTCTCCTTTCCCATCTTCTGCACCGTCTCCATGACGCCTTGGCCGGTCATGGGGTCGACGACGGGGATGCCGTTCACGTCGATCTTCGGCTGCTGGGTGTCCGTGATGGTGTCGAGCTCCTGCGTCTCGTACTCCCAGTATTGTTTCGAGATGCAAACTCCCGTGATCTGAGCGTCCTGGCGCGCTCCGATCGCCGTGAGAAACCACGATGGCCCTGTCATCGGCGTGTTGCGGTCGAGCCGGTAGTTCAGGTCCGCGTTGACGAAGCGCGCCGTCATGCGCTGCACGGGATCGGACTCGTTCTCCGCCGTGATCGACGTCACCTCTGCGGTCGAGAACATGGCCGACGCGGCAGTTGCGTCGTTCTTGCGCACGGCCATGCGCGTCTTTGGCTTGAACAGCTTCGAGCGGTTCTTGTAGCGGCTGCTGTCGTACTTCGATCCGCTCATATGGCGGTTCATGAAGGCGCGGTAGTTCCTCGCCCACGGGCCGCGCAGGGTCGATTGCTGGTAATCCGTCGCCGCCTTCAGCGCAGAGCGCGAGAACTGAACCCAATCCTTGTCTGTGAGGAGTTCGCCCTCGCCCATGTCATCTTTGAGCGACTCCTCGGCACCGACGGCTGGCCGAGTCCTGCCCGGTCGGCTGGAGCCAAGCAGCCCATCCTCAAGCGGATCGCCAGGGCCTTCAGTCGATGAGGGCATCAGGTGCCTACCTTCTCGTCTGTGCCTTGCCAGACGAACTCACCATCGGCCCCCACAGGAAAGTGTGCGCGGCATGCGACACAGAAAGTGCCGGTGTAGAAGTACGGCTCACGCGCGTAAGTCTCGGCGAGGGCTCGGCCCATCGTCGTGTCGCTACCGCACTTCAGGTGCGTATAGGTGTGGCGCATGGGCCGGACGAAACCCTTGCCACGCTCCTCCTCAGAGAGCACGACATAAGCCTTCTGCATGCCGGTGGCTGGATTGATCTCCCGATGATCAGCCGTGACCGGAGAGCCATCCGTGAGCGTCGTGGTGGGTTTGGGATCAGTCGAGGAGGGGGGCAAGGTGTCCTCGTCCTAGCTGCCTCGCCTTGATCGGCATGGCATTCAGCGCCGCTCGCCAATGATCGAGCATGAAGCCCGTCCGCGGGATGTTGTAGCGCTCGAGGAGTTCGCCTGCTGCATGGAGAATGGCGCGTCGGCCGTAGATCTGGACCAGCGCGTCCTTGAGGTGGACGTGGAAATAGCGATCTGCGGGCATCAGCCCGTTCAGCCGTATCGAAATGAGCCCGTCATCCGCGCGCTGGCCGCCGTGCGCGGTGATCTGCACCTGTACGTGCCAAGCGTGGCCGGGAAACTCACGCTCCAGCAGCGTGCCCACCCATTTCGACGTGCGCAGTTCCAACTGCTTGTAATGGTCGACGAGTTCCTTGTCCTCGCCCAGTCCGGGGCGCGTGTAGCGGATCGAGGGTTGGAAGCCGGGTTTCATGTCGCGTCGAGGTCCACCACACTGGTATCGGCCGCGGCCCGCGCCGCCGTGATCTCCGCGCCGCGCACGATGTCGATCAGCATCTTCTTTGTCAGCGAGCGCAGCCGATCGACGATCTCTTGGTTCGTCATGTCGCGAAAGCCGCCGGCGCCGTCCGACACCTGGCCGAAGTTCGAGCGGCACGCCGCTTGCAGCCGCGCCACCTGCGGGCCGGGGACGTTGACGGAGAGGTCGATGACCGCCATCAGACGTTGATCCCTCGCTGGCTGCGCCACATGACCAGCTTGGAGCCGCAGAGCGGGCAATCGGGGAACGGATCGCGCAGTTTCGGCCGCTTCAGACCGTTGTGCCAGTTCCCCACCTTCCTGTCCCAGCGCTCGTCGCCGGCCTTGATGGTCGTCAGCGCCTCGCAGAGCGGATGGCCGTTCTCGCACCGGAAGATGTGCCCCTGATGCACGGCGGGGATGTGGTGCGGCGCCATGTACGGGATGGCGTAGCCATAGTCAGCGATGTCGAGTTCGCCATAACGGAGCGGCGGGCCAGGGTGGACCGTCACAGTGCCGCCTGTTGGCGTCGGGATCTCACGCCTCGGCAGCGCCGCAGCCGCGCCAGTGCCGGCGAACAAGGCGAGGAATGACTTCAGGAACGAGCGCCGGATCATGGCTTCACCAACATGCCGTGCAGCGCCATGCCGCGCGCGACACGGTCCCAGTTGAACTCGGCCGGCGCCGTCATCCACGGCAGGCGAGCGACCAGCGCCCAGATCGAGACGGAGCTACGCACTGAACCCTCGCTGCTGCCGCATCACGGCAATCACCTTGCGGCGCCGATCGATCACGCGCGCGGGAATCCTCGGCTGGCGCGCTACCGGCATGCCTCTATAACTGCGCTGCGCGGACGCTGCGGCCATAACCTTGCGCGTCTCCTTAACGAGTTGCGCTCGACTGGTCAGCGCCAGCGATACCGTTCCTCTTGCCGTCCCGGCACCGAAGTGACCGTCAGGGCTCGAATCGATCTCGACGACGATCTCACGCGTGACGCGGCCTTTGGCGTAAGTGTCGCGCACCGCAACCCATGAGCCGCCAAAGCGGAAGTAGGCGCGCAGCAGGCGCTCCGCTTCAGCGCGAGGGATGGCCGGCTCATGCATCAGGGTAAGCCGTCCCCACCTTGTTCGGATCGCCACGGAACTGGCGCCCGTTCGACCACTCGTACAGCAGCTCGTCCTTGCGCTTGGCGTAGAAGTCGCCGTCCGCGCGCAGGATCACGGACAGCCAGGTGAACTGGATGTTGCGGACAACGCCGACCGTGACTACGCCCATTGCCCTCTCCTATTTTGACCGGCCGCCCGGCCGTCGGGGGCTCGGGCGGCCTTCGACTCAGTGCACTCGGACTCGACTTGTCGTTACGGTGCCGGTGCCGACGCCGTATTCTGGAGCGCATCCAGAGCGGCCTTCTGCGCGTCGATGCTGGCGCGCTCAGCCGTGAGCGCATCCAGAGCCTCCTGGATCTTGGCCGGATCGCCGGCCGCAATCGCGTCCTTCAGCGCCTGCTCGACCAAGCCGAGACGGTCGAGGATGCCCTGCACCAGCCCCGCGATGGAGCCGATTTCGCTGGTATTCGCCTGCACTGCGGCAGCGTTGTCGGCTGCCATCTGCTTCAGATCGTCGAGAAGGGCCATGATTTTCCTGAACTCCCGTGTGAGTGGCCGGAGCAGCCATTGGCTAAAGGGCAAGGCAAGCGCTCCTGTTTCAACGCAACAGTCATAGCGCAATCGCGCCTTACCTGCCAGACGGCTTCATTTCTCGTGGCAAATCGTTCGCACAGGACTATCGGCGCCGCTCGCATGCATGATCGCAGCCCAGATCGCACCCTCCGCTGTCGCGCCAGCGTGCATCGCGCACAGCGCGCCAACATTGCCGGACCCGATCGCGAAGTACGGCGCGCCTGGATAGAGTTCAGGCCCCCTCGCCGTCAGTAGTGCGATCGGTCCTCTGACCGGCACCTTCAGGACGAGTAGCGAACTGTCCCCTTTCTCCAGCGCCTCTGACTTCGGCTCCTCGCCCTCGCAACCTTTCTCCACCCAGTCCATGTAGCGCTGCGCATGCGCGGCCCAGCCTGAGAAACCGTAAAGGGTGCCGTCGAAGCCGCGGATCAACTTGCGAGCGAACGGCGCCGCTGCATCGCCGAACCACACTCCGCTGTCAGATGCCATGATCCCGTCGCGGTAGGCGATCGTGGTCATCGGTGCGTTCCCCCGTTCATGATGGCGTAGGCCACGGCGCCGGCGAACACGACGAAGATGTGCTTGCACCACTCGCAGGCGTTCTGAATACGGTCGCGCTCCGCTCCGGGCACGTCGTCCGAGAACGTCCGAGTGCAGATCGGCGGACCTTGGCAGCAGATGATCTCGCCGGAAACCGGATCGTCGTCGTCCTCGGTCACAGCCACCTCTCCAGCACGAAGCCGTCGCACATAACCCGGTCGGGGTAGCGCACGAACACGGCGCCGTCCTCCACCCAGTACGTCGCGCGCGGATCGCCGGCCAGCCACGCAGCGCGCACTCCGGGCCACACGCGCCGCAGCATCGCCTCGCGCCTGTCGATGTAGGGCAGAGCGAACTCAGGCGGCGCAGATGGTCCCCAATCCGGCTTCGACGGCACGATGATCTCCATACCGTCTGACGGAACCGTGGGCAGATAGGCTTTCGTCATGACGATGTCGTCGATGCTGAAGGAGCCAGGCACGAGCTCCCTGCCACCGGCAAACCACCTTCCACCGATCCTTGCAGGGTCAGACACGTCCCATGTGAGGCGGATCGGCGATTTCAGCGCCAGCGGCTCCGCCCAAGCGCTGATGTGCATCAGGCTCGCAGCCTTCACGATCGCCGGCGCAGCCAGCAGACCGAACAACGTGCGTCGAGTGAGTATCATGGTCGCCTCGCTTCAGTTTTTTGGCGGATTGTACCGCCACGCTTCAGTCGTCTCGCCAACCACCCTCGCCAACCTGCGCCCGCGCACGATGTGGGTGATCGCCACAACATTGCTCGTTGCTTGGCACTCGAACGAGCGCGCTATCCGCAGTTCCCTCAACCCCTGGCCACAGCGCAGGCACCAATACGTGACTATGTCGATGTCGTGCTGCATCAGACGTCCGCCTCTGCCGGAAGTTTTGGCATCTCGTCGTGGATCGACGCCGGCAGCGCTTCCATGTCGTAGATGCGGCTCGCACTGTCTATCAGATCGTCAAACGTCGCAAATGGGAAAAACAGCATTTGTTCCATCAACAGCCGCGTCAGGTCGTAGATCTCCCCCTCCTCATTCTTTCGCGTGATCGGCTTCGCGCACAGATACTCCTGCCCGCGCTCCTTCAACTCGGCGATCGCCTTCAAATCGCCCTTCAACTCCTTGAACGACATCTTCGCCTCGTCCATGTCCGCTTCCCATAGCGACGGTCCGATGCCCTGGACGTGCACGATGCCGGGCAGGAAGTACGCGCCATACTCGACGTCAGGCTGCAAGCGTCCCACGCGATCGACCTTCGACCCTCCACCCTCGCGCGGCCAGGCCAACTCTGCGATCGAGAACACGTATTTCTCCTCTCGCATGCGCTCCGTGAAATATTCATCGTCCGCCTGCTGTCCGTACCGCTCGTAGCCGGCGCGCACCATGTTGATGCCTGGCACCTTCGACCACTTCTGATGGAAGTGCTTCAGATGGTCCCACCGCTGGCTCAGCTTCATTCGATGGCAGGCGCCGTCCAACAGGTACTTGTTCGCATTCGAGTCGATCCCCGTCACCACGATCGCGGTCCGGTCGCTCGAGGCGCTGCGGCCGCGGCTCGGATCGCACGTGATGTAGACGTTCATCGACGCCGGCCGGGTAAACCAGGGCGTGAACCACTGCGGGTAGAACATCCGCTCCTTGCCGCTCAGAGGATTCTGCAACATCTGCGCTGCCAGCGTCGAGCGTTGCGTCTTGCGCTTCGTCGCCCATATGGCTGGCGTCATGAGGACCGGCTTCCCGTCGATCTTGCCGTTGAGCGTCGCTGCGTAAATGCGCGGCGTCACAATGTCCCGATCGAGGATCGACCCATAGGTGTCGGCGAACGTGTAGCGCGTGCCTATAATTTGCAGCCTGCCCTCGCCGGCGCCAAGGTTGTCCGACATCTCGAAAGCCGTCGTCGTCTTGGCCACCTGCTCCGGCGTGCTGACCGATTCCAGCGTGACGATGTCGTCGTAAATGCGCAGGAGGAAGTGGCGCGACGTCGGTTGCCCCTTCACGAGCCCGTGCGCCTCTACCGTCGCTTCTTTCGGGTTGCCCTTGCGCCGGACCGTGAACGCCTCATTCGACCACACAGGCGCCTCGCTGGCCGGCTTTAGCCAGCAGACATCCGCATAAAGCGAGCGCAGATCGTTGTTCGCTTCGAACTCGCGCTTGATCTGTGCGACGAACTTCTCCGAAATGTCCTTCGTGTGGCCGAAGATGCCGATCGTGATCTCGGGATCCCGAATGATCTCCTGCACAGAGCCCGCGAATGTGATGATGGTGCTCTTTCCATGTTCGCGAGCCCACAGGTCGATGTGGAAGTCAGGGGCGAGCTCCACCTCGCGACAACGATCGTACAGCCACGGGTGCTGCATGTCCTTGCGCGCAAGGATCGCCGTCAGCAGGTAGAAGCGGTCGACGGCGCCCAAGTACGAGCGGTCCGCATCGCTCGCCACCTTCTCGAACGTCTCGTAGAAATCACACGCAGCGTCATAGTCGAGGGTGTGGAGGTCGTCGTGCTCGACATAGTCGACCAGCCACGGATCGGCGGCGGCACGGTAGCGATCACCGTGGTACGGAGATAGCATAGGGGCTCGTGAAGTAGCAGGCTGGATCGGTTCCGCACGAAACGCCAGCCATGACGAGGACGAACAGCACGACCGCCACGGTCGCGCAGCCGACTATCACCTTGAACTCAGTCACCTCTGTACCCCGAGAGCATCGACTGCCTGGCGCAATGCGTCCTCGGCTTCGGACAGCACGTTGAGGCGCGGCAACCACTCCGGCGACTTGACGGGAAGGGCGAGCATCTCCCTGCGCGCCTTCGCCCATGCGACAGCAGCTTCGACGACGGCAGGCTGCGCGCTGGCGCGGTGGATCAGCTCTGCGCGCATTGCCTCGACGGTCGAGGCGTAGCGGATCGTTCCGATCGTGAGAATGTCGCCTGGCGCGATCGTGGTGGCCAAGCGCACACCGTTGGCATCCTCGATGGCGAGCGCGGTCATGGGTCAGACCTTCCCGATGTTCGGATACTTCTTCGCGACCTTGGCGCGCACTGCCTTCTTCTCGGCCGGTGTGCCGTGCTGCGCGACGCGAGAGAGCGCCGCTCGAGCGTGGTTCTTGTCCTCGACAGGGTAGCGCCGCCCCTTCAGAGCGAACGCCTTGCCCGGCAGCGCCTTACGCTGCTTTGCCGTCAGCTTCGCCATTGTCGTTCCTCAATGAGGTTGATCATCCAGATGTGCCAGCCGCGATAGCTCATCCATCTCTCGCGCTCGCCATCGTTCACCAGCACGTCATGGCCAGGATACACCCGATTCGCGATGTCGCAGTAGCGAGCTGACAGCGGGCGGATCATATCCTTCCACATCTCGGCCGTGAGCATGTCAGTACCCCGGCCGCGGCTTCGGAGGCTTCGGCTTCGTGCGCTTGCCCATGTTGGCTACTCCACCATCGTCTCGCCACTCGGCTCGTCCCGCACGCCAATCGTCATTTGGATCTGGCCATCAGGATCGAACGCGGCGATTCTCCTCACCCGGCCAAAGCTCTCTGGAATACCGAGACGAACCTCCGGGTAATCAAGCAGAAGGTGCGCGCAGATGACAGCGACCAGCCTATCCTTGACCAACTCGCCTCGCGGTTTTTCACCAAACGCCGTGCGCACTCGGTAGAAGCCGTGTGCCGGCTCCCACTCGGCATAGACATCACTCCCGCCAATCAGCGGGCGCACTTCCTTCATGGGATTCGTGCGCTTCATTGGTCAGTCTCCTTCCGCCAGCCGCAGCGCAGCCACGATCTCGGCGCGCTCGCGCTCCAGCGCCACCAGCCTAAGCCCGGCGACGATGTCGGCTGCCAACCCTGGCTCCATCACCACGCGCAGGGTGAGCCCGGCATCGGTGCTGCGGTCGCTCACCACGCTGAATAGCGTCGACCCGCCCCAGTTGTTGACGATCTCGGCCGTGCCGGCATCGATCTGTTTTACGCTGAACCGTTGCTGCGTCATGGCTTCGCCTTTCTGAGTATGTCGTCGATGCGCCCCTGCCAGCCCTTGCCGGTCGCGCGGAATGCCTCGATCACGTCAGCGCCCAAGCGAAGCGTGATCTGCTTCTTGCCGCTCGGCGGTCGCCCGCCTCGCTTCGCGGTCAGGAAGTTGATGTCGTCGAGCGCCTGGCGAGCCGTGGCCATCACCCTTTCACGCCCATCCTTGACGATCTTTCGGGGAGCCATTTCGATTGCCTTCGGAGGAGCAACCACCTGTTTCGGAGGTTTTGGCGGCGGCGTCGGCTTCGCTTTCGTGGCCTGTGGCGCTCGCGGTGCCTTCGGAGCGGCCTTGGCTACGGTCTGCTCGACCACAGCGACGGGCGAACTCTTGCATGATCGGCCACACCATCGCCACGACGAGCACACCTCACACTTTTTCGCCAAGTTGACCATTGGAGTTATGTAACCATAAAACTCATTGCGGAGCAATCGTAGTTACAGAACTCTCAGCCCTTGCTACGGTCGCGGATCAAATGCGGGAACCGGATTACCTGCACCGCCCGCTCATCCCGCTCCGCCGTCGACGTCGCAGCCTCGGCCGGCGTCAGCGGCTTGCCGCGCAAATGCTCGTGCGTCAGCGTCGGACTATCCTCGTAACCCAGGCATTTGGCGATGTAGCGCTCGTTTATGCCCGCTTCCTTGTGGTCCCCGACCTCGTGCGCAGCATCGGCCACGGCACGGATCCGCGCGAACACGGTAGCAGCGTCATATGCCTGCGTTTCCACCAGTTTCTTGGCCGTGGCGGCCTGCAATTCGGCCACTCTGGCCATGATCCTGTCATTCCCTTTAAGGCGCCGACAGTTGGCGTCGGATGGCCGATAGCCTGCCTTCGCGTATGCAGCGGTTGAGGTGGCGCCCTTGAAAATGGCTTGGGCGAACAACTCCCACCGTTGATTGACGAGGGCAGGCATTGGGCTCCTATGCGACTTTGAAGATGGTCCAGGTATTTGCGGCGGTGCGGCGGAGTCCGAGCTTGCCGGAAGTGGCGGCAGCGAAGGCGACGAAGGCGTTGCCGCCGTCGGTCCAGCCTGCGGCCGTGGCGACGGTGAAGGTGTTGCCACCCGTGTTGACGATGGCAACCTCAATGTAATCAGAGGGTTGACCCCCGGGGAACAGGGCGAGGTAAGCGGCGTCGAGGATGGTGGCAGTGTCGAGAGTGGCGACAACGGCGGCGCCAGTGGTGGAGGTGACGATGCCACCAAGCAGCAGAGCTGCGGTCAGGGTGCCGGTGGCGTTGAGCGTGCCGGCAGCAGCCTGGGTGGTGGGCATGACGGCTGCGGTCTGGCGAAAGCCGCCAATGCCCTTGTTGGCGTCGACGACAAGCGGGGAGCTCGCCACGACTGTGCCAGGCGAAGCGGCGCCGAGGCCGAGAGCGTTGAGGATTGCAGCAGTGACTCCGCTAACATCGACCTTGTCGATCGTCATTTTGCGCGAGCCGGCAAAGATGTGCCATTTCTCTCCTGCCATTGGAATCTCCGATTCAGGCTAGGCCGCGGGAGTGCGGCGAGCGGAGAGTAGATGGCGGACGCTGTTCTGTCCATGTGGTGAGCACGATGCCCTCGCAGACCACGCGGTGGATGCGGCAATCGGCCTTTGGATCGAACATCGACTGGTGCTCGAACGTGAGGACGTCCATGGGTGCGATCTCTGTGACGCTGCCGTTCGGGAGCGGAGCGAAAGACTGGACGGATTCCAGAGCCACGCGATATTTCGGCTGCTTGCCGTCCCAGCCAGCGTTGGCGCGCTCCCATGCCGCACGGATCTTGGCTTCGCGCTCCGGGGTCATCGCTCTCCCCTCTCGATGGCGCGCGCTATGCGCTCGGCGGTCGCAGCCTTGTCGATGTGTGTCTGGTGCATCGTCGTGCCCTTGACGCGCTCGGCGATGGCTCTCTGGTGGCGCGCCTCGTCGCGGGCGATCTTCGCGCAGGCGGCGCGCTCCTTGGCGATGGCGGCGTCGATCGCCGCCTGCATCTCGGCGTTCTGCTCTGTCGTCAGGACGTCGGAGTAGAAGGTCATGAAAGTTCGCTCTCCATGATCTCGGCGATCCTGCTGAGGTTCAGTCGCGGCATGATCGGTCGGCCGCGATCCCATTTCGGATCTTTGAAGGAGAGCTGCTTATCGCCATGGTGGTCAGTCTCGGCGCGGATGGTATCCGGCTGCGCTTCCATGGCGCTCACTAGGGCACGCTCAATGTCGCGTACGTTCATTGGTCCCGCCACTCTGCGCGGATCGCCTTGACGTGGCGCCCGACCGCCATAGGCGAAAGGTTCAGCGCCTTAGCGCACTCGCTCTGTGTACCCCACGGGTGCGCGGTCTGCCACATGCGGATGCGCTCACGATTATCGCGGCCAGCCTCGATCTGCTTGTGGTTGACGAAGGCGTTCACGGGCGCGGTTCCTGTCTTGCGGGTGGCGTTGAGCTTGAGGGGGATGGGCATGGTCAGGCGGCCGGCTTGGCGGGATGCGACCATTCCAGGCCGATCTTGCGAGCGCAGTCCATGCCGATCGGGAAGCAACCCATGTCCCCGGCGTCCGTTACATAGTTGGCCTCGTCGTCGGGATGCAGCGCAGACATGCCGCCGTCGACGCAATGAACCATCCTGAATGGCGAGCCGGGCTTGATGTCCTTCTGGCACCGGCAACAAAAGTGGTCCGTCTTCGGATCGCGCCGGTAATCAGGGTCGATGTACTTGGTGCGCGGGTCGGTCATCGTCTCGTTTCCCATGCTGGTGAGGGCAGGTGATTGGTGGGGGTCAGGCGGCGGAAGGATCGGCGATGCGCTCGAAGAGGTAGCTGCGAGCCTCCCTCGACCAGTCGGCGGCTTTCTCTTGATATTCCGCAGCCTTGCTGGGCATTCCAGCATCGAACCAACGGCGCGCTTCCGCATAGAAAAACGCGGCCTTTTGCTGGCGCTTGATTGCCCGGTTTGTCAGAAACCGTTTCAGCACTGGGTTCGAATTGGCGGTGCTGGCGTTCATCTGGTCTCTCCCGGTTACGAGGGCAGGCGCTCTCGATTCGATGTACGATTTATAAACTCATCTATTGACTGATGCAAGCAATATCTTTATGGAGGGTACTCACACCGCTGGCATGGGCCGGGGTGATCTGGGCAAGGAGGCCCGACAAAATGTCCTGCTACGAAAAGATCATTCTCGAACTCGATCCGACTGCTGATGCGTGTGGCGTCGAGTCCTTCATGCGCTGCCAATATGGCACGCTCGACCATCTAAGCCGCGACGACTTCCGCCGCGAGATCAAGCTGGCGAAGGCTTGCGAGCGCGAGCGTCCCGGTTTTCTTGCCTTGCTCACCTCGACTTACTGAACAGCGTTTCGGAAGCTTCCAACCGGAGAACCATCATGCTGAACCTTCTCTCAGCCGTCGCATTCCAATGCGTCATCGTGATCCCGACGGATCAACCGCCGAACCATGCTGCGCCGGCAATCGTGCGTCGGCACGAAATGGCGCGATGCAAGGGCTACACCGGCATCGCGATCGCCCCGAAGCGCTACGATGCAATGCCGTGGCCGCAGGGGCTCGAACTCGTCGTGGTGGATTTGCCCACTGCGGCCGCAGAGCAGGCTTGCCGCAAGGCTGGCGGCATCAGCTACGGCTGTTCTTGGTTCAACAGGAGGTGAAAATGAATAGGTTTCTTGACGGCCTGGACGATGACGATTTCGGCGCCAAGCCAGCGGCGCCGGCCGGTGCGGAGGCGATCCGCGAGAACGCTCACATCACCAACGGCGGCGAGGTCGCTACCGTAGTCTGCCCGAAGTGTGGCGGCTCCGGTAGCTGGCGCGGCCGCGGCCAGTGCTTTGCCTGCAAGGGCTCGGGCCATCTGACAAACCGCCAGTTCGGCGCGCAGAAGGCCAAGGTCACGCGCGAGCGCAACATCGATTCCTGGCAGGAGGAGCATGCGGACCTGATCGCCAGCCTGCGCGCCATTTCCGACTGGAACAACATGGCGCAGTCGTTGCTCTCCGACATCGAAGGCTACGGCACGCTGACCGAGAACAAGATCAAGGCGGCGCACACGCTGCTCGCCAAGATCGCGGCCAATCGCGAGGCAAAGCGCGCTGAGAAGCAGGCGGCGCTGCCGTCCGGTGGCAAGATCGACATCAGTCGGATCGAAGCGCTGTTCGACAAGGCACGCGCGAGCGGCCTGAAGCGACTCGCCTTCCGCACGAAGCACATCACCATCTCCGTGCCCAAGGCGACCAGCGCCAACGCTGGCGGGCTCTACGTCAAGCACGATGGCGAATATGCCGGCAAGATCATGGGCGGCGTGTTCAAGCCGTTCAACGCCAAGCCTGATACCCTCGCGCTGGTGTGCGAGATCGCCGAGAACCCGGCAGAGCGGGCCAAACAGTACGGCATCGAGACGGGCACCTGCTCGTGCTGCGGCGCCGAACTCACTGACCCGGTGTCGATCGCCAACGGCATCGGCCCGATCTGCGCCGACAATTGGGGGCTGTGATGCGCTTCTACGAAGTCACCAGCGACGACTATGAGGAAGGGTGCCAGTTCTACGGCACCAAGGCGCAGGCCGTCTCGGACGCCAAGGCCATCGTCGGCGGTGGCGGCGGCGCTACCGTTGATCGCGTCGAGCTGACGATCACGAGGGCGGGTATCATCGCCCTCGCCAACCAGCGCGGCTGGTGCCGGTCGCGCGAGGCCATCTGGCCGAAGGGAGCAATGTGATGGACAAGCCGGTCTATCGTCCGCCCCTGTGGGTGTTCGTCGTCGCGCTCGCCATGTGGGCGCTGTGGATCTGGCTCTGGTGGAGCATCGTGTCATGACCCCGGAACTCCTCCAGCGCATTGGCCGGGCGCTGTACGGCCATTTCTGGCTGCCCAACCTCGCCGAAGCGCTCGACGTCAGCGAGCGCACCATGCGGCGCCTGATGGCAGGGCAGGCGCCGATTCCCGAAGGTCTGAGCCGGGATCTCGCCATGCTGGTCGAGGGACGCTGCCGCGAGCTCGACGCGCTACTGCTGACGTTCTAGGTCGCGTGCTCGCTCTCGACGATCTGCCAGTCCAGAGCGAGCATATCCGTCTGCGAGCACAACCACGGCACAAACTTGTTGTCGGCCGTTTTCATCACGATGAACGGCGTCAGGTCGCCCTCGATGCGACCGTTGATCTTGAACGTTCCGCCGTCCGCTTCGATCAACCACATGCCTTTACCATTCCATCCCGATCTGCAAACGCGGTCGCCTCCACGCAGAAATTCGAGCGCTGCGTTGAATCCGAAGTCCTTCATGAGTTTTGCTCCTTGAGGTAGAGGGCGCTGCGCAGGTAGCGCGGATCGCCCATGATCCTGCCGGTCAGGCTACGGTCATCCAGCCCGATCAGCAAGTTGATGCGCCACTCGCGCTCCGCCTTCGGCATGGCTGGCAGATTGCTGAGCCAGCGCACCAGGCTACCGACGCGCGCGGCTTCCCTCGACGCCTTGGCGACAGCACGGCGCTGCGCCTTCTGGCGGCTGATGAGCCTGGCGCCATAGACCACAGCGAGGCGAGGAGTAGGCATCAGGCGGTCGCCTCCTTCAGCATGTCGAGGAACGTTTGAAGCCGCTCGTAGAGCGCGCGTAGGTGATGCTCCTCAAGCCAGTAGTCTTTGCCTGGATTCTCGTGGGTGGCGATGACGTGCGCCTTCGCTGCTGCGAGGTCGGACTTCGCCTTCTCCCAGGCAGCGCGAGCGTCGGCCGTGCGCTGCTCTATGATGTCGAGGTCGAGGGTGACGAGGCGCATCACTCGGACTTCGCCGCTCCGCATTTCTCGTGCCAGATTCGATGCTCACGCCGGCGCACCTCGATTTCACGGCGCAGATACCAAGCCGCCTTCTCCAGATCCTCGATCGCATCGCCCTTCTTGCCGGCGCGGCTGATGTACTTCACTGCGTTGCCAAGACTGAAGCCGAGTCCCCACGCCTCAATCACCTTGATCGTTTCGTAGATGTCGTCAGCACCGCCATAATGCGGCGGATGGTCAATGGTGTCAGTCATTTCAAAAAGCTCAGTTCTTCGGCTGTGATGACCGGCTCGTGCGGCTCCAGCAGCGTGTAGCGCGCGTTGAAGTTCAGCGTCTCGCGCACGCTCACGTCGCCGAATCGCACCTTGATCGCGCCGATCTCGGCTATGTCCTGCTCTCCGTTGCGAACGTCGCTCGGGAAAACCTCGAGCATCTTGCGGTCGGCATGCGTCGCGGCGATCGCCTTGCGCTCCCGGTAGAATTTCAGGAACCGATAGAGATAGAGCACTGCGTCGTAGCTCTGCTTGGCGCCCTCGCCTCCGTGGAGGTCCGCGGCGATCGGCCGTGGGTTGGCGCGCTTCATACCCTCGGTGTTCCTCTGGTTCAGCATCAGCCAGGCCACGCCCTTGGCGCCGGCGCCGGCCTTGATCTTGGCGTTGATGCCTGCGGCCTTCGCCCCATCGTGGCTGCGCTCCGTGCCCTTCTCCGGCGTCACGCGCATGATGTGGTCGGTCACGATCAGCGTTGGCCGGTCGAAGCCCTTGTCGCGCACGAACCTGCCGGCGTAGCTCACGAGCTCGTCAGCGCCTTCGTGCCGGCATGGTTGCACTTGCCAGCGCTGCGCGTCGATCCATGTAGTGAAATTGCCGATGTCGAGCCATTCGTGCGCGCTCAGATGATCGGGGCCAAGCTCCTGCCGACGCGCTTCGATCTTGTGGTGCTGCGCGATCATCTGGCGAATGATCTGCTCCTCCGTCTGGTCGTAGGACTGGATTTGCACCGCGCACCCGGCAACGATCGCGTCATAGACGAGCTGCACCATGAGCGAGGTCTTACCCTCGCCTGACGATGACAGCAGCCCGTAGAGGTTGCCGATCTCGAATGATCGCTCGCTTAGCACGCGCTGGATGTGCGGCAGCGCGATCGGGATGCCGACGACCGAACCGCGGAGTTGCGTCGCCTTGATCTTGTCGAGGTAGCGTGCGCCGCCGCCGCGGCGGTTGAGGCTCTGGACACGTTGCCCGCGCAATTCCTCCAGCCGCGCCTCAAGGTCTGTGCGCTCGCCCAGCACGTCGACGCCTGGCGCCGGATCGTAGGCGAAATCAAGAAATGTCAGCGTCGCCGAGATCACCTCACGTTGTATCCACGCCTCGTGGATCGCCATGCCGTAGTTCCGCGCGTTGCCGACCCCCAACCGCTCCGCCGCAAGCTTGGCGAGGTACTGCGGTATGGTCATATCGCCGATCTTCGCACGAGGGAGGAACTTGGTGATGTGGATCGGGCCGGCCGGCTTGCCCGCGCGGATCAGCTCCCCGGCGATACCGTAAATTTTTCTGTGGATCAACTCCGAGAAGTGCCTCTCCTCGAGGAACGGCGAGACACTGGAATAGGCGCGCTCGTCCATCAGAATTTCGCCGAGTAGCGCCTGCTCGGCCTCGATATTCGAGGGCAGTTCCCGCTGTTCAGCCATTATCCACTCGCCATTTGCAGCATTTTGAGTTCAACGGCATGGCCTGCCGTCCAGACCGCGATCAAGCACGCATCGCGCGAATCGACATTCGGCGAGGCGATGCGGAGCACGTTGCAATATTCCCTGGCGCGCTTCTTCGGCGCCGTGGCGTCCTTCTTGCCGTTCACCTTCGACGGAAACCGATCCTTGATCGTGGCCGGGATGATCGTCTGCCAAGTGTTCGGGGCGACGAACAGGCAGCGGATGTTCCACGTCAGGCACGCCATCATGGCAGCGCCGGCCAGGATGCCGCCCTTGACGATGGTGGCTGGCGATTCCGCTACCCACGCCGGCTTGGCGCCTTCCGCGGCCTGCTGCGCCCGCTGTAGAGGCGACAGGAGGTCAGGCTTGCCGCCCTCGGCCGTCGGGTGCTGCGTGATGAACATCCGCGGCTCCTCGATGCCGACGAACTTCGGCTGCCACATCTTCAAGAGCGGGATAAGGTTGACGCGGAGGTCGACCAGCTTCGCCTCGAGGTCGTCGCCTTCCAAGCGAATTGATCCACTTTCGATCGCGCTCGGCGGCTTGTCGGTGTCGTAGAAAGCCCAGCCGAAGCCGTTGATCGAGGGATCGAAGCCGCCAACGATCGGCATCACGCCACCCTTTCAAACAGCCCGAGTTGATCCTTTGCAGCGGGCGATTTCATTCTCGAGCACCGAACAGCGGGCCGAGATCAATCGCATGCGGCTTAGGCTGCACCCTCCACTCAGCTTCGATGCGGGCCTGTGCCATCTCGGCATAGGCGGGGTTCAATTCGATGAGTGCGGCGCGCCGGCCGTGGCGGAGTGCTACCAGCGCTGTAGTGCCAGCGCCGCCGAATGGATCCAGCACGAGTCCACCCTTCGGGCAGCCAGCCTTAATGCATGGCTCGATCAGTCCCGGCGGGAAGGTGGCAAAATGCGCGTCAGGAAATGGATCGGTCGCAATCGTCCAGACGGATCGTTTGTTTCGCCCGCCCAAACTATCCTTGACCGCCTGCCAGCCCTCGTGACGTGCTCCCCATTTCTCGCCGGCCACAAGCTTTTCCGATTGGTTGTTCAGCCGCGCACGGGCTTCCTTGGCATCCCAGCGGTCATTGAAGCCGGCTTGGGTGCGGTCAGGCGATTGCTCGTTCTTGCCGCGGCGAGCCAGCCCCTGCACGATCTCGTTCGGTCGCCGCGATCCACTGCGTTCATTGATGCCGGCCGTCTCGTAGGCGTCCTGCTTGGCACCGCCGCGCTGCTCATCAATGGCTGGCTGTGTTAGGCGCGCGACGCTACTGTCAGCCATCGGCTCCCTGATGGCGTTCGCATCGTAAAAATACCTTGGGGACTTCGACAGGAGATAGATCATCTCGTGGGCAGGCGTCGTGCGATCCGACACACTCGACGGCATCGGATTGGGCTTGTGCCACACGATTTCATCGCGCACGTACCAACCATCATCGTGCAGCGCGATTGCGAGCCGCGCCGGGATCAGCATCCGATCCTTAGCTTTGAATTTGCCGCCGATGGTCGAGAAGGGCTTGTCGCGGAATGTGCGATCATCATTGCCCACGGCCTTCGTATCAGCCGCAGAGCGCCCGTTAACGCTGGTCGCGTAGCAGTCGCCGTAGTTGACCCAGCAAGTGCCTGAAGGCTTCAGGACGCGCTTAACTGCCGCAAAAACGCCAACCAAGACGGCTAGGTGTTCGCCGAGTGTGTGTTCGAGCCCAATCTGACCGTCGACCCCATAGTCACGAAGCCCCCAATACGGCGGCGATGTCACCACGCAATCAACGGACTCGGACTCCATTGTCGCCAACTGCTCGCGCACGTCACCGACGTGCATGGTCACCCGTCCATCAAGGAAGATGGTAGCGACGACGGTCATCCCTTGTTCAGTCGGCCAAGGGCGAGGTCGAACGCCTCTTTCAGAGTCGTCGTCTCCGCAAGCTTTTCGTTCTCGGCCAGCAGCGCAACCTCAAAGTCGAGCGAGGCTGCGGCCATCTCCCGGTTGAATGCGCCCTTGGCTTCAAGTTCTCGCTCGGCGCGCGCTTCGTGGATCAGGGCGATTCGCCGCTCCGTCTCCGTCTTGCGCTCCATCAGCGCGTTCAGCTTGTCGGTGAAGAATCCGCGAGCCTCCTCGACGCGCGAGACTTCTACCGCCTGCGCATAAGTGGTGCCAGGAATGACGGTGACATTGCCACCCACACCCTCGGCGGTGAGAGCTTCATCGACCGTTGCCTCGATGCCCTCAGTGATGTCTCGATTGAAATCCTCCTCGGCGACGCCGGTCGCGGCGAACGTGGTGTCGTCGACCGTTGGCGCGTCGAGCGGCCACGGGCCGTGATCCTCATGCCCTGCCAGCAGCTCGCGCTTCTGCTGGTCGATGATGGCTGCCAGCCGCTCCTGCGCGTCGTTGCTATCGCCGCCTGCCGCCTCGCGCATAGCGCGTCGTGTCGTCGCTGACATAGGTCAGTGCTCCCTCTGCTGGTGATGAAAAGCGGGCGGCGCGCTGAACGCCTAAGCTGGGGGCCTCGCGAGCCGTACCAGACCGCCCTCGGGGTATTCAGTTGAAGGCGGCGCCCGACTGCCGCTCCGCCTCGATCTCAGCGTTCGTCTTGCCGTCGTTCTCGTCGCCGGGCTTTGCCGGCTTCTTGCCCTTCGGCTTCTTCGGTGCCTCAAGCGCGGGCTTGTCAGGCGCCTTCGCCTGCGCCTCGGGCGGCAGATCGCCGTCCAGCGGCTCGCCACCCTTGGTCGCCTTCTTCTTCGTCGCATCGCCGCTCTTGACCGCGGCCTTGTCGGCGTTCTCCATCGCATCGGCGATATTATCGAGAAAGATCCGGCGCCCGCGGTCGTAGCCGATCAGCCAGTTCTGCGTATCCTCGCTATCGGGAGCGAATGGGCTGTCGCGCTCGACGCCCAGCCCGCCAGCGATTTCACCTTGGCGCTGACGCCGCTCATCGGCCGGCTCACGATCGGCAAGCAGTGTTTCCGGGTCGAACTCGGTGATCAGACCGAGACGGACCAGGATCTGGCCTCGCTTGATGTACTTCGCCCGTGGCAGCGCCGTGTCGGCTGTCTCGTATTCCTTGATGGCGAAATCCAGCTCATCGACCGCAAGCCCGTGGATTCGTGCCTTGAGCGCGTCTTTCTTACGCTCCCTCTGGATCTCCTCGATCGCCTCGTTGTGCGAGCGGCGTTTCTGCATGTGATAGAAAAGCAGCGATTTCGCCTCGTCCTCGGCCTTCTTGTCGCTGTTCACTGGGCTGTTAGCCTTCCTGCCTGCCATGCGGTTCTCTCCTTCGGTGGTCCGCCAACTCGTGCGTTAGCTTGATGATTTCCTCGACCGGAGCGTTCCCGATCCTAGCGATGTCCGTGAGCGATAGATCGTTGTCATCCAGCAGGACTTTCAGCGCATCGTCTCTGCCAGCCGCTTGCGGAATGCCTTCACGACTTCGTCGAGCTGCTGCGGCTTCTTCATGCCTTCGCGCCGCGACCAGTTCATCACCGCGAACGCATCCTCGGCCAACAGGCGCAGCATGGCGTCGTCGATCTTCATCCCTGCCCCGCTGCTGGCGTGTCGCGCAGTGCGGCGATCGCCATTTCGTTGCCGATCTCAAGATTGCCCAGCACGATGTTCAGCGCCTTCTCCCGCGTCATCGTCCGCTGATCCTGATAGGCAATGCACATGCCCACGACTTGGGCGGCGATCGCCAACGTCTCCTGCGCCGACAGGTGCGCCGCGTGCTTGCGGAACAGCTCGTCGAAGTCCGCCTTGAGCGCTTGGTGGTGCGCGTTGGTCGGGCGGAGGCTCATGCTTCCACCGTCGACAAAGGCGACACGCGCTTGGCGATCTCGCGGAACACGTCGATCGCCTTCGGGTCCACAGGAACGAACCTCTCGGCCGGGAACGCTGGCTGTGTCGCGTAGTCCCAGTTGCCGTAACGCCGCTTCGGGTTGGGCAGCTCGCGGAGCGTGAGCACAGTCTCGGCACTCCGCACACACACGCCAACCTCGCGGATCGTGTAGAGCGTTCCCTTCACCGGCAGCAACTCGTCGCCGTGCGCAAAGACCGACGGCCGCGCCGTGTATAGGCAGCGCACCAGAAGGCCAGGAACAGGGTTGTACGTCAGCTTGCTCACGACTGCGTTTCCTTCGGCACCACCAGATCGTCAACCTTGAGGCCGGTCACGTTCACTATCCTCACCGCCAGCGGCAGCTTCGGAGTTAACTTTCCGTGCCGCATCTTCGATATGACCGATCGGTCGCACCCGACCTGGGCAGCGAGCTCGACGTCTCGCGTCTTTGACTTCTTCATCCAGTCGTCGAGCTTTGTCATACTCGAAACCCTGTGCGAGCCGCGCACGAATGTCAATAGTGTTTCTGGTGGAAGGCTAGCAGGGTCAATGTGGCGCACTGCCGACGCAGCTCCGAATGTTCCCGAATTGGCGTGCTGATTCATCCGCTTGCACTTCGCGCCCCACGACACGATCGATTTCGGCTTGCCGACCACAGCACCTAACCTCAACCCTTAGAGCCTATCTTCATAGTTCTCAGAAAGACCGTGCTCTCCGCAACCTCAAGGCGGGGGCACGTTCCTCAATCGATAGTCGCCACATCCATACTGCCGGCAGGCCCTTTGATTTCGGGGTGCCTCATCCCCGCTCCGCCCGCAGGCGCCATCCTGCGGTCTGTGCTCGTTGCGTCGGTAGAGCCGGTTTTGGTTCGGTCGGTCTTGCTTCCCGTGGACACTGGCCGAGCGTGTTGAGCCCTCGGCTGGCCGTTGAGGTTTGATCCGTGCTGCGCAGCACCAGGGCTAGAGCAAGCCTGCAAAAAGACTGCCCTGAAGCCTTTCGCTCTGATTCGCGTGGCGGGAACATCCGAGCTGACCCACACGTCGCGGCGATCGACCGGCACCGAGAGAGTGGGCGGAATCGAAGCGCGAAAAGCCTTAGATGCTGCCGGAGTTTATTGAAAAGCCGCTGAATATATGCCAATTAGGCTTCAGGACTTGACCGTTCGAGCTTGGCAGCATTCGGTCAGTTCGCGCCTCGGGATAGAGCAAGTTGCTCTCTCGGGGCGCAATCATTTTGTGCGCTCGCCATCCCCTGTTCGTCAACCGATTTTGCAAAATCGCGTATGGCCGCTTGACTATCCTGTGCTTGACGCGCACATTGAGCGCGTTCTTCTGGGGTAGAAGCGATGCGAGCAGCAACCGGCGAAGCGCAGAAATTCTTGCGCGAAGTAGTCCTTCCTTACGATGGCACGGAATGCCTGATCTGGCCATTTGCCAAGACAAAGAAGGGCTATGCGCAGATCGGAATCGACGGCAAGACGAGGCTGGTTTCCCGCGTCGTCTGCGAAAAGGCACATGGCCCGTCGCCATCTCCGCGACACCACGCAGCGCATAATTGCGGCCACGGCTATGATGCATGTGTCGCGCGGCGTCATCTTGCATGGAAAACCCCAGCCGAGAACGAGGCTGAAAAGCGAGATCATGGCAAATACGAACGCCGTGGTCGGCAGTTTTCAAAGGCAAAGGGACGCTACTATGCTTAAACCCAATCCTTACCTTCTCGTCGACAAGGACCGGCACGGCTGGTCGGAGATCGAGGTCGCGCAGTTCGAGCGCGCCCGGCGCCGTGGCACCGTTGACACGTTCGAGCGCTGCCGGTCGTACAACGCGGTGCTGAACTTCCTCAACAAGCGCCCGGCCTATTCGCACGCGCCGTTCCTGACCTTCGGCGAGGCGGCACACGTCCTTGGCGTGCTGGTACGGAGCACTCGCATCGGGCAGGGAAACGCTGACGGCCTGCGCGAGCGCTACATCGTCGCCCGCTACTTCGCGCGCAAGCGCTTTGCACGACCGGAGGCTTGGAACTGATGGACATTCGCGAACTGAAACTGTCGCCCCGCACTCGCAATACCCTACGCAACATGGGCGTGACGACGATTGAGCAAGCTAGAGCGCTTGACGATGCTGCGTTGCTTCGTGAGCCGAGTTTCGGACGCAAGTCGCTGCGCGAACTCAGAGAGGCGATCGCGTCGATTCCGAAGGAAGCTGTCGCTCGTCGCCAGGATCATCGCCGGATGATCGCGATGTGCGTCATGGGGGAATGCTTGGTGCAGGCGTTCAAGACCCCTTCTGAAACCGAAGAAAGGACATGCGACCGGGCTGCCAAATGGGCCGTCATATCGGCCAACGCGCTCCTCGCCCAACTGGATAAGAACCGTGGCTGACTCGTACGACTGGTGGAAGCGCGCTCTCGCCAACCCGAAGGGTATCGGCAAGGGCGATCTGATCGCGACGACGGAGCCGCAATGCGGTTTCTACAAGAGGCGCATGGTCAAGGGCGGCGCCTGGGTGCCGGTCTGGATATTCGTCAAGCCGGACACCGACAGCGAACTCGGCGCTCGCATTACCGTTGACGGTCGCACCAAGGATGTCGGCGCGTCCGAGCAGTGGGAGGGTGGAGTTTACCAGCGCCCAATCGCAATGGACGTCTATGAGGCCGTCGCCGAGCGCGGCGAGCCGTGGCCGGATGCCGATCCTGACGTGAGCGAATCGCGCTTCGGTGCCAAGTCGAACGAGCCGGAGGACGAGGCGGAAATCCTCGCCAGCCAGATCGAGTCGGCCGGCGCCGCGGCGAACAAGTACGCCAAGTTTGAACGCTGGACCGGCACGAGCAAGGCGCGCAAGCCGATCGTTCAGTCGCTCATCAAGACCGACGCGGACGCGGCGAAGGCGCAGGAGGTCCGCTCTCGGCTGCTGGAGCTCTACCGTGAGGGCGAGAAGAAATTCGAGACGGAGAAGCGGCCGGTCAACGAGGAGGCGCACCGCATTGGCGAGCGCTGGCGCTTCCGCCAGGACGCGCAGGACAAGGCCGACATCGTGCGGGCCGCTCTGTCCGTCTACGAGACGGAGAAGCTTCAGAAGCAGCGCGCCGCCGAGGAAGCCTCGCGCAAGGCGCAGGAGGAAGCGGCCAACCGTGAGGCCGAAATCGACTTCATGAACGACGAGCCAGAGCCGGAGGTCGTTGCGCCGCCACCCGCGACCGCGCCAGTCGAGACGACGATCAAGGGCTCGAGCGGTCGCGCCGCGACCAAGACGACGGTGTTCCAAGTGACGGAGGTCACGGACGTCGACGTGCTGTTCGCGTGGAAGCCTATCCACGATCATCGGGAGATGGTGCCCTTCCTGCTCAACTTGGCGCGCCGCGCCTACAAGGATGGTGGTCACCGGGGCATCCCCGGCGTCAAGATCGACGAAGTCGTCGACGTTCGCTGAAAGGAGCGATCCTATGCTGAAGTATCTGGTTTTCGACACCGAGACGTCCGGCCTGCCGGATTACGCAGCGCCGGCCGACGATCCCAACCAGCCGCGGCTCGCCGAGTTCGCAGGCATCACCGTCTCGTTCGATCCAGAGGACGGTGCGCCAGCGGTCATCGCGACCGAACCGTACCTCGTGAAGCCCGACGGCTGGGTCATGGAGGCGCAGGCGACGGCGGTGAACGGTCTTACGACCGAATACCTCATCGAGCACGGCAAGCCGCTCTCCGGCCTGCTGGCAGCCTACGTCGAGGCGATCAAGGCCGGCTGCATCATGGTCGCCTTCAACGCGCGCCACGACTTGAAGGTCATGCGCGGCGAACTGCGACGGGCCGGCATGGAGGATATGTTCGAGCAGACTCCGAACATCTGCCTCATGCGCTCGTCCTGGCAGAAGGCGCTCGACATGAGGAAGGCGGATGGCTCGCGCCGCGGCTGGCCGGCTCTCACCGATGCCTGCCGTCACTTCGGGCTCGATCATGCCGACGATCACCGCGCGGCCAGCGGAGCGCGCAACGCTCTCGGTGTGTTCCTGAAGCTGCGTGAGATCGGCATGCTGCTGCCGGCCGAGATTCACTACGCCAAGAACAAGCCGCAGCCGGACCCGCAGGGCAGCCTGCCCACGATGGACTTTTAACCGGGTTATTACCGGGTTTTAACCGAAGGAACGAACGATGAGCGACCATGCCGACCACGATCCGAAGCTTCTTCCGACACTCCAGTCAGGCGGCAGCGTGCGCGCGATCATTCCGCAGGACTTCGACAGCGCCTATCGCATCGCCAAGGCTGTGTGCGTCGCCGGCATGGCTCCATTCGGCCTGGACACGGCGGAGAAGGCGACGGTTGCCATCCTGCACGGGCTCGAGGTTGGCCTATCGCCGATGATCGCGCTTCAGTCGATAGCCGTCATCAACGGTCGACCGAGCCTGTGGGGCGATGGCGCTATGGGCCTGGTGCAGTCGAGTGGCAAGCTTGAGACGATCAAGGAATGGATCGACGGCGAGGGCGACAAGCGCACGGCCTATTGCCGCGTGATTCGCCGGGGCGATCCCGAGCCGAAGATCGGAAAGTTCAGCGTCGCCGACGCGAAGCTTGCCAAACTGTGGGGCAAGACCGGGAAAACCGGACAGCCGACGCCGTGGGTGACGCACCCTGATCGCATGTTGCAGATGCGCGCTCGCGCATTCGCTCTCCGTGATGCCTTCGCCGACGTGCTGCGCGGTTTGGCGATCGCTGAGGAGATGCGCGACGTCGAGACGACGAACGCCCAGCCGGTCGTCCAGCCGGCGAAGCCTACCGAGACGGCACCAGCGAAGCCCGCGGCCACAGCGAAGCCGAAGGAGGCTGCAAAGCCCGCCCAGGTGTCCGAGAACACAGGCAAGAACGTGGTCGACGCGCAGGCTGAGGACATCGACTTCACGCGCGGCGAGCCGGAGCCCGGCACCGTCGAGCAGGACGAGGCCGATGCAGCGGAGGCCGGCGAGGTGATCTACGGCCGCGACGCAGAGGGCAACGTGCTGACGTCTGGCGATCTTCTCAGCGCGCTCCACGATGCGCTGAGCCAGTCTCCTACCGCTGCCGCGTGCGAGGAGGTGTTCGGCCAGCACGACTTGATGGCGATCTTCAGCGGCAAGGCGGCGCAGGATCCAGACAGCGAGCAGAACATGCAGATCGCCAACGGCATGCTCGCCACGCGACTGCGCGAGATCAAGAAGGGCGGGAAGTGATGGCCAAGGTTGAGGGCGCTACCCCGATGGACATGGCCGATCTGCTGAAGTGCGCCATCTGCGGGAAGGGCATGATGCACAACGGAGACATGACCTTTTACGAGATCACGATCAGCCAGTGCGTCGTCGACATTCCCAACGTCCAACGCATGCACGGTATGGAGTTGATGATGGGTGGCGCTGTGCCATTGGCGCGGGTGCTCTCTCCCGACAACACCGTGGCTCACCGACTCGGGACGCCGACGCGGCTGCAATTCTGCTTTACGTGCGGGCTTACCGAGACTCTGCCCGCCGCCATTCTATTGGAGAAAGCCGGTGGCTAAGCGCACGCAGAAGGAAAACCCGATCTTCGGCATCGTGAAGAACGGCACGATCACCGGCGCCTTTCAGTACGATCAGGAGAGGCTGCTGTCGTTCCGCAACGGCGCCCAGGTCGCCATCCACGTCCAGTACCACGGCGCCAGGCCGGCCGAAGCGAAATGGTATGTCATCATCGCCACGGCCATGAAGGTGGGGGGCCTGCCGTGGACGACGAAGGAATCGGCTGACGAAGGGCTGCGGGAGGCGCTGAACATGTTCACGCCGGTCCCGCCTGTGGTGAAGGGCGGCAAGTGGACGCGCGAGCGGATGAGCCTCCACGACCTCGACGACGACGAGCTCGAGGAAAAGACCGAGCTGCTGATGCTGCTGATCTACCGCCTGACGGGTGTGAACCCCGATGACTTCAAGGCAGCAATGCCTCACCACGCCGACAAGAATTTCAAGACGATCACGAGAACGCCTGCTGCCGACAATGCAGGCGAAGGCGGCGCCGAGTTGTCACCTCCGAATACCTCCCCGGAGAGCGGCGCCGCCACCATTTCGTCGGATCTCAACAGTCCTAACCAACTGGCCGACGAGAGCCCTGCCGCCAGCGAACCAGCTTCTACCCCGGAGCCCGCTGGCGGTGGGGAACCAGATGCGATGGAGAGTACTGCCCCGGAAACGGGTGCTCCGTCGAACAGCAGCAACGCCGACGCGCAACCTGTCGACATTGCTGCGACTCCGGCCGGCACGTCGGGGGCCACTGATGTGCCGGCCGCCGTACTCACCGACGCTGACAAGAAGTGGCTGCGCGAGAGCGCGATGCTGATGCTCGCCGCGCAGCCGAAGCACGAGACTGACCCAGCGCTGGCAAGGGAAGCCCACGATGTCCTGATGGGCCAGATGAAGGTGGCGCTAAGCCTGATGCCACGGACAGCCACCACGGAGGCACGGCAGCGCGCCCAGGCCATGAAGGACCACTGCAAAGCCGTAAACGAAGGTCGGCTTCAGTTAGACCCGTTGCTGTTGGCGAAGTGGGCAGAGGCCGGCGTGGCGCAGATCACTCCGCCGAAGCCGATCATCCGAGATCTTGTGACTGGGAAGCTGATGCTATGACCGACGCATTTCCCCTGAAGTGGCCAGCGAACCGGCCTCGCAAGCCGGCTGGACTGCGCAAATCCGGCAAGTTCTCCGTGAAGGCGTACAACGGCAATTACAACGCCGCGGTCGACATCACGGTCGCGTCGGCGATCAAGCGCATCCAGAATGAACTCGATATGATCGGCGCTCGCTATCCGGTCATCAGCAGCAATGTTGAGCTACGGCTGGACGGGCTGCCCCGGAGCGACCGACGCGAACCAGATGATCCTGGCGTCGCCCTCTATTTCGACCTCGCCGGCAAGCCGCACTGCCTGCCCTGCGATACCTACAATCGCGTCGCGCAGAACATGGCGGCGATCGCCGCACACATGGAGAAGGCCCGCGCGATCGAGCGCTATGGCGTAGCCTCTCTGGCCGAGATGTTCGCCGGGTTCGTGGCGCTGCCTGCGCCCGGCCAAGCTGAGAGCCAGAAGTGGTGGCGCGTGATGGGGTTCGATCCACACTCGCCGCCGTCGGAGGAATTGATCCGCATGCGCTATCGCGAGTTGGCGAAGAAGGTCGCCGACAGCGAGCCGGCGCTGGCCGAACTCAACGTGGCGCGCGACGAGGCGCTGAAGATCATCAGGGCGGTGGCGTGATGAGCGACGATCAGAAAGACCGGCTTTACAAGCTCAACCTGGAGAATTTCGCGCGGCGAATCGCGGCGAAGAAGATGGGCCTTGAGGATGATCGCGAAGGCAGGAAACTGCCGGACGACCTCTGGCAGCAGGCCATCCCCGAAGCGGAGCGCTGGATGCAGTTCGAGGTCACGCAGCGCAGCCCCGGCTACGCGCACATGCGCGTGAGCGGAACGTGCCCGACTGACGCGACCGTCAAGGAGGTCGAGGAGCGCTTTTACCACGGGTATTTCGGTGGCCGCGACGCTTGGGTCAAAGACGGCCGCTTCGGCTGCACCATCCACACGGACTGATCTGATGGGCAAGTTCACCGCACTGGAAAAGGCCGATGCTGCCAAGCGCGAGGCAGGCTATCGCCGCTATGTCTACCCGCGGCGCGTCAGCGACGGGAAGATGTCGCAGGAGAACGCCGACAAGCAGATCGCCATCATGGACGAGATCGAGGCTGAGTACCGCGCCCAGGTTCCTCCGCCGGCGCAGGGAGAATTGCTATGATCGGCGAGCAGCGCGACCTTTTCGACAACCCCGTGCCAGAGCCGCCCGCTCGCTATCCCGATGCGCCAGGCTGGAAAGAGAACGATACATCGCGCGAAGCCGCGGAGGCGATCGCACCGCGAGTCGGACGGTTGCAGGCTTTGGTATATGCGTTTCTCCAAGAGCATCCCGGCTATACGGCTGACGAGATCGCCGACGCGATCGGCGAGGATTTCATGGCGATCCGTCCGCGTGTGAGCGAGTTGCGCAAGATGGGTCGCATCGCTCCCGACGGTCGAGGGCTCAGCCGGTCGAACAAGGCGTGCCACACATGGAAGGTCGTCTGATGGTCGCCTATAGTTTCAAACGCCAATTCGTCGAGCCGATCCTTGCCGGCACCAAGCGGCAGACGATCCGCGCAGATCGCCGCCGGCACGCGCGGCCGGGCGAGGAGATGCAGCTCTACACCGGAATGAGGACGAAGCACTGCAAGCTGATCGGCCGGACGACGTGCGAGAGCATCGAGCCGGTACTGCTAATCGTCTCCGGTGCCGGCGTCATCAAGATCAACGGCACAGTGCTCTTTTCCGACCAGCGTATGCAGGAGTTCGCTCGCAGCGACGGATTCACGTCGTGGGCGGAGATGTGCGCCTTCTGGCGCGACGTCAACGGCGTCACCGACGAGTGGAACGGCGTGCTGATCCGGTGGGGAGAACTGCGGACATGAGACGCCGCGAGTTCACCCGCCAGGTCAAAGCCGAGATCGTGCTTCGCGCCACCAATGCGCAGGGCCGGGTGACATGCGAAGGCTGCGGCGCGGTGCTGAAGCGCGGGCGCCGATTCTATGAGGTCGACCACATTATCGCCGAGGCGCTGTTCCTGGACAAGAGCCGCAAGCTCACAGCGAAGGACGGCCAACTTCTCGGCAAGGCGTGCTGTCACCGGGGAGAGGACGGCAAGACCGCGAAGGATGTCGGGATCATCGCCGAGGCCAAGCGGCGCGAGGCCAGCCATCTCGGCATCACCGGGCCGAAGCAGAAGATCAGGTCTGCCGGCTTCCGCCCCACTCGCGCCCCACGGGCTCCAAAGCCAAAGCTGGCACCGAAGACCATTTTCGCAGCAAAGGACACCGCGCCATGACCGATCCAGCCCAGTCTGAAGCACCGGCAGAGCGCCCGATCTCGTCGCCGCTGCCTGATGACGGGAGGCCGATGTGGCAGCAGGTCAATGACCTATTCCGCAAAAACGGAGCGCCAGCGCCAAACACGCTGTTGCGCGATGAGATTGTGACGATGTGGTCGTGGGCTCTCTACGGACAAGTTCTCGCCACCCGCGCCAGTTCCGCAGTGAGCGAGGAGATGGTGCGTAGCTACTGGAAAGGGCTGCTCAAGCGCCCTGATGGCGCTGCAATTGTCACATTCAACGAACTATTCTGCATCCTCACCGCCGCCCTGCATCTTTCCCCCGTCCGTCCAGAGGTGAGCGAGCCGGTATGGCGGACGATGGACTCGGCTCCGAAAACAAGTGACGACTTCACGTCCGGCGCACTCGATTTCATTGCTTGGTGTCCCGACAAGACCGCTCGTCACGGTGGCGATCGCCGCATCGTCTGGTGGGAGCCGAAGCTTGGCCAGGACAAGAAGGGATGCTGGTGGTGCGACGGCGACTTTGAGGTAAGCCCGACACACTGGATGACGTTACCCGCCGCTCCCGTCCGTCCTGCCGAAGCCGGGGAGACGAGCAAATGAGTGCGATAGATTTGCTCGGCGGCACCATGCTTTGCATTGGTGTTCTTATTCTTATTATAGCTTTTGGAGGCATCAATGGCCGCTGACCCCGCCGCCGTGCCCGCCCATGCGGAACTGCGAGAGAGGCCGGTAACATATCTCGCCGAAGATGGAACACTGTCTGCCACCGAGGACAGCCCGATCAAGGCGCTGATGGATGCAATCCCGCCTGCACCATTCGGCAAGAAGTTGCTGCCGCTCTATTCCGCTGCCCAGATCGCCACGCTGGAGCGGGAGCGAGACGAGGCGCTTATCGCCCGAGCAAAATGGAAAGAGCAGGCCGAGAAATACAACACCGCTATCGAGGAGCTCGAGG